CAGTTTTCTACGCTAGCAGAAATAAAGGCACGATTTCAGGAGTGGACAAGGCCAGAGCGAAACGTGAGCAGAAGCGATCTTAAAATCATCGAAGGCGGGTTCCCCGTCTACGGGCCGGAGCAGCTTAGGAAAGTCAACGCCATGCGTATGGCCTTCTCAGCGCCTACAAGTCTATCTCCCGTCGTCAACACCAAAGGCGAAGCGCTTTTCACCACGTCCGAGGAAATGAACGACGAACCAGCCTCCTGCTACAACTGCCAGTTCTACAACGAAACAGCGGAAACCTGTTCGCTTATCGGCCCGCGCAAAATCATAAAGAAATTGATATGGCCGAAAGAAGCGACTGCCGACGCCAAGCAGATTGAGTACTGGCCGTGCTGCTCCATGCAGTTCTATGGCAAGACGAACAAGGGCGAAGCGTTCTATCGGGTGTTTGCTTCCGACCCCGATTACATGGGGCTCATCTGGATTAACGCTCCTAAGCCGGGCCAGAAATACGGCGGAGCCAATTGCGGAGGTATAAACGGCGGCGACGATTGCGACCACTACCAGACGGAAGGCAAAGAAGAGAAATGGGAATCGGCAACTGGATTTTGCCGTGCGCTCCAAACGGAAGTTGCAGCGGGAGACGTATGCTGTCAGTGGCGCGACGATGATACGCTCCAGTGGCAGGATGCGCAGCGCCTACTAGGAGAAATCAATGGCAGACCTTAGCGGCATGGGCAACCTGATGAAGCCGATGGTCATGGCCGCGATGAAGCTGGCGCAAAAAGGTAAAACTCCCGACAAGAAGAAAGCCAAAGTCGAAGCCAAGATGAAGATGAAAGTCAAAGTGAAACATGGATGACGCTAGAACGGCGCTCGAAGCACAAATTGCGCAGGAAGCGAAAGAGCTGAAAGAAGCTCCGGCCATCAAGCCGATTGTCGGTCAAGTAATGCGGTGTAGTATCTGTGGGCAATGCTTCTCGCGCAATGACCTCAAGCCCTTCGATACGCATGTGCAAGGAGGAACGCGGCATGCGTGCCCGCGCTGCCATCCAGAGAGGACACGATGAGCGAAAAAGATTGGGACAATTACGAAAAGGAGGAACTGCTTGGAGTCGCACCTAGCCTGTTATATCTCAAGCGGACTTTTGGCACTTCTGTTGGCAGTCCAGCAGTATCAGCACAACCGGACAAACCGGGGACTGATAGACAAGATACTGGAAAGCAAGGGACTAAATCCCCTGCCTGACGAGCACCCGCTGGCGGAAGCGGTGAAGCAACTGGCGAAGCCGGAACCGCTCACGGAGAAACGCAAAATGGAAATGCTGGAGCGAGTGCGCTTCAAGATTCCTGGGATGCCGCAGTATGTGGAGAAAAAGTAAGTGGGCGGAACAGTCAGCGGAATAATGCAGAAAGTTACCTCGATGTTCAAGGGGGGTAGCGATTCGCTTGTCCGCGACAAACAGGAAAAGCAGGACAAACGGGCAATCCTTCCGTCCTACCCGTGGGGACGGCCCATTGAGGAACGAATTAAATGGATGCTCGACCAGCGCTACTGGCAGCTACAGTACGAGAAATTGCAACTCCATCGGAAGTGGTTCCGCAATCACCTGTTCTTCACTGGCTACCATGATTCCGTTCTTTCCGACATCGGGTTTTCCTTCGACAGCATTGGCGTAAATTCCGCTGAGTATGGGTTCGCTTCGAACTACTACAGGAGCTATATCCGCTATGGCGCAGCCATGTACGTCCAGACGGCCCCGGAGTTTATTGCTCAACCGACCAGCCCTGATGCGGAATCTCAAGGCATTGCAGCGGCGGCTAGGGCTTCACTGGACATACAGAAAGAAAATATTGGCTATGATGCAATTCGGGCGCGCGAGGCAACTAACCTTCGTCTCTTTGGAAACTCCTTCCGGTACAACTATTATTCCGTTGATCCAAGATACGGTTTTTTTACCCAGCCAGTCTACGAAGATGTCGAAGTGCAAATCAGCGAAGGCAGTTGGCAATGCCCGGTCTGTCAGTTACAGGGCGAAGGGCAAGCGCAGGTCTGCCCTGCCTGTGGGCCGGATGCTCCCGCACCACCTATAAACACTCCGCCACAAACGGCCCAAGTCCCGCAGATGAAAGGAAAAGTAGCCTACCCCAAAGGACAAGAAATCTGCGAAGTGGTTTGGCCGTTCGAGGCTTACGTCCGTTCTAGTGTCAAGACGCTAAGAGAAGCGCCGGAGTTTCTACGTGTACGGATGGTTGATTCCGTGGCGCTCCATGCGAATTTCCCGAAAGCCAAATTCGGCGGGATGCAGTCGGCGGGCGAAGGCGTGAACGTCAGCGAGGACATCGGACTTGTCTACCAGGAAGCCATTCCTGATTTGCCGAGCGACCCGACGCAATATCCGGGTTGGTATGAACGGGCGGTAGCGCAGCAGAAAAAGATTCTGATTCAAGGCTGGATTCGGCCAAGCCAATACTTCTTTGATGATGAGATGAGGAAGCTGTTTCCGGTTGGAATGTATGCCGGGAAAGCCGATGACTGCCTGCTTGAAACGCGTAACGAGTCGATGGACGACCACTGGACGCATTTCAAACACATCCACGTCGAAGGAAGATTCTGGGGCGACGGCGACGACGATTTGATTCCTCTACAGATGCAATTCGATGAATGCGACCGCATGCTGATGCGCCACGTCGATTACAACACCATGCCTCTGCTTCTAGCCGACACGCAGAAAATCGATAAGAACAACATCATCCGCGACGGCGGCTACATGATTGAGTGCAAGAACCTGGGGCAAAGAAACATCGACCAAGCCGTGAAATGGCACCCCGGAGGGCAGATTTCCTCTGACGTTTGGCAATGGAAAAACACCCGCTTGCAGGATATGACGTTCCATTCCGGCGTTTCTCCCGCAGCAATCGGCCAGCACGAAACGGGTATCAATACTTTTGGCGGGCAGCAAACAGCAGCCGCTCAAGCGCAAGGAATGCTTGCGCCCTTGCAGCTTATGTACAAGGAAGAAAACGAACTCTGGGCTATGCAGATGACGAAACTGGCCGCAGAAAACTGGCTCGATGACCGCGTGCAAGCCACAATGGGACAAAATGGACAGTGGGAATTTAAGATGCTGCGCGGAGAGATGTTGAAACTCGATGGTATTCGGTGGGTGGCCAGAATCGTTCCGCTCGACCCATCTAAGCAGCAGAATCTCGTGCAAGCGATTTCAGCCGGAGCATTCAATCCGCAACTACCGCAAGCAGTACAGAACAAAGTCTTGGAGTTGTATCAGCTTTCTCCTGACCTAAGCCCGAACTCGCGGGACTCGAAAGTGCAGACCAAAGAGATTCAGGGAGCAAAAGCTACGGGCCAATTCCCCGACCCCATGCTTGCCCGCGACAATGACCCTGTGCATATCCAGACGCTCACGGACTGGATGAAGTCGGACGATTGGGACGACCAACCGCCGCAAGTGAAGGCCGGAGCGCAAGACCATCTGCACAAACATCTGCTGAATATGCAGAAGATGGCGCAGATTCAAGGGGCTATTCAGGGAGCGGGACAGGAAGCCGGAGGTACGCCACAGCAAGGCGGGAAACCCGCCGAACAGACTTCTCCACAGCAGCGGCAGGTTGCCGGACAGCAAAAAGGCAATGCCATGAAACCCCATCAGCCGCAGCCATCAGGAGGCAACCAACACCATACTGGCCCTCGCGGACAGTCTCACTCCGCGCAGCAAAGAAGGCGCAACGGACGCAACGGATGAAATTGTCTTGACTATCGCTTGTTTGTAGTCTACAAGGAACAGCATGGAAGGTAATCTGACTTTCACCGAACTAGAGACCGCAGCGACTCAGCAGACCACCGCTACCTCTACTGAAACAACTGCGGCAACGACCACGGCGGAAACCGTGGAAACGAAACCTCAGTTCACGGAAGCAGACGTAGAGGCGTATAAATCACTGGTCGATATGGGCATTACTCCGGCTACCGCAGCGGAGTTCAAGGCAGCCAAAACTGCTCTTGATAACCTGCCCGCACTTCTCGAAAATAATCCTGACCTATTGCTCGATGAAATTGAGAAGAACAATCCGGCGTTGCATAAGCAACTGCTGGAGCGAGTATCCGACCGCTGGTTTAACCGTCTCCCCGCCGAAGTCCGCAATGGCAGCGCGAACGGCAGTTCGAGCAGAACTGCTGATTCGGCACCCGCAGTTGACCCGCGACTCACCGCAATCGAGGCCAAACTGGACAGGTTCATTCAGAAAGAGAATCAGGAAGAGTCCGCACGCAGGCAGACGGCAATCTCAGAAGGTTATAAGGTGTCCGTGGATGGTCTGCTGGCGAAGCTCCCTGAATCTGTTTCGCAGAAGGATAGAGACTATATCCGGCTGAAAACGAATGAAATGCTCTGGGGAGATGCAAAGGCCCGTGACCGGATAGCCGCTGGCGTCTACGTGGATGTGCCGACCTACTTCTCGAAGGCTTCTGGCCTCGTTACTGCTGAAACCAAAGCCGCATCGAATGCCGAGCATACCCGCCGCTCCACAGTGGAAGCGAACGGCGTAAGAGAGATTCCCGCTGCCGCCGATAACGTAAACGGCAGCGCGTCCTCGAAACAAGAGGGCCACGGGCACGACCCCATCTGGGGCAATATCTCCGACTCAGAACTGAAATCGGCATACAAATAGCGGCCTAGCAGGCTCAAGTGGCACAATTCGATTTGTCCGCAGCAGACCCGATTTTCAAGGTCGTTTTCAATCCT